AATAAATTACTCATAGCCGACGCACCACTTCTTCTACAGGAAGTCAAGCGGTTGCGTAATGGAATGCAAGATATACTTGATGATTTTGAAACCACGAAAACGGATATGTGGAGTATCATAAAGCACATACAGGAGTTGATTAAATGATGACAATTAACGAAATGATAGCACAAATACTTGGTATAGAAAATTACCAAGACCCGAACAAAAAAGAAGAAAACAAGGAGGAATAAATATGATGACGAAAACAGAAAGAACAAAATTGAAAGCAAGGAGAAACGAAGGAACACTCGCTCAGTGGGATGCACTCACTCAACTCAATAGAGGAGAATTTGTGTATGTCGCAGATGCCGACGGTAATTGGAATGGTACTCAACGGATGAACAGACTACAGAAGATGGTCTATCAAATGCGACAGGCTGACGAGCAATATCCTTTACTCAAGACATGGCATAGTAACTACTACTGGGACAGCGAAGGTTGTGTTAATGACGGTCATACTGGTTCAAGACCTCACCTTCGCACTGAATTCAAAAGAGAAATGCCATACTTAGGCTACTTACATACATTAGTCAACCGACTCAAAGTATTGAAGGAACTATCATGGGACATCAAAGACAAAGGGATGGTAGTATTTACATCAGCCCTTAACAACCCTAACAAAAACAAAGACATCCGTATATTCGATATACCGTTAGAAATGCAAGCAGTAATCAATGAAAAGGGCGTAAGTCATTCCGTTGGTAAATTACCTAACGGAGAGGAAGTTAAGTATAAGAGAAATTATTTTGCATATTCGCAGACCAACTACAGACTACCTAATCATAATGACAAGATGCTCATAACGGCTGACAGTATAAGGGCATTCGACGATTGGTATGCTGAGAACATCGACTTCATTACACGATGCCTTAAGAAATCTCAAGCAGAACAGACTAGAAAAATTGTGGAAAATAAAGCCGAACAACTTGGTAATAAAATAGCCCAACACTACGAGGCGGCCACCAAATACTATAGTGACCACCATGGACTTCATGACAAAGTAGCCGAACACCGAAAGAAAATCGAAAAGGGTGCATCAGTAGCGCAAGCGATGATAAAGTTTTACGATGTTGAACATTCTCTTGTCGACTTGGTTAGAGATTGGCGAAGCAATTCTTACAGGGTAACTACTTTGATTGAAGACTATACTATCGCTAATAAGATAAGGAATTACACTTATGAGTTAGAGCAAAACTGCCCTTCTATAAAGTCTGAACAACGACGACAAAGTATCTTACGACTTAGTAAAGAAATGCTAGGAATGCAATCCTACATCATCGAACATGCACCGATTGGTGGCGAGGCTTTGATTGCTGAGCAGTTCAATACATTCAACGAAACTCAAAACACTAATGTCAAAACAGTTGAGCAATACATGCAGTTTTGCCCAGACCCTGTTGTAAGCAATATCTATGTTAGAGAAGAGGAGGAATAGATATGACAAAGTATTACATTGACAAAGAATTAATCTACCAATCAGTCTTAGAAGATATCCAACATGACATACTGAACTGTTGTGTTAAAGATGACCTTGATTACTTTCTCAAGTGTTGGAAGGATGCAATCGAACATGCGTTAGAAAGAAACGAATATGAAATCGAGGTGAAGGAATGAATAAAACAATCCAAACAAGACACGGAGAGGCAGTGCCTTTCTTTATAATAGAATACAATAACGGAACACTAGAATTGATATTGGAGTTGATTAACGAATGATTGACACAGACAAATACGAAGAAACAGACCACCCCGAACTTGTAGAGTTCGAGGGTGAAACACTTGGAGATACACTGACGAACTTGATTACAGAAGTCATGCGACTACGAAAACTTGAGGCGGCAGTTGTCGGTTCATGGATGAGGGCTTGTGACGACCGTGGGCCTTGGCACAAAGCGTTGAGATACCCTTGTACCGAATTAGGATATTTGGAACTGCGTGATGTTGAACACGCTCGTAAAGGGTTTGATGGTAACACATTCACATATACAAGTAAAGAGTTTCACTTGAAAGAAGAGTATGAAGAAATGGCTAAACAATGGATAAAAGAAAAATACGGAGTTGAAGAAGAATGAGGCGAAGTTTTCCATTTGGAGATAACTCTACGCTGATGGAAAAATGTAATAGAATCAGCGTCGAACAAGAACTCCGTAATAAATACGACAGAAACGAATGGCAAGCCGTGAAAGATGACCACGGAGTCGGTTGGCTAGAAACAGTCGACGGAAGCAAGGCTGACATATTCTTAGATGTTATGGAGGAACAGCACAAGGAAACTGAACAAGCATTAGATTTACAGTTTTACTTAGACTCATTAAACACAAGAAGGATTGGATTAATAATCGACTACGCTCGATACTCAAAGACTATCATAGACTCACTGGATTATGACGATGTTTGGCTCAAATTACTAAGAGCGAATGTCGATTTAAACGAATACAGACCCGACAAATTTGAGTTTATAATTGAATCAGCAGACGGATGGCAGACCCTTGAGCCTTCGAGGTTCGCACAGATACTATTCGATGAAGAGGAATAGACATGACAATGAGTGACCATCAAGATAGTGAACATTTTGTGGGTGTAAGGGACGAAGATACCATCCTCACGATGCTCGACAAAGCCGAGCGCAAGAGGAACATGCACTATACAGAAATGCACAAAGGTAAAAGAGAACAGCGAGTCTATCACATGCGTAATTACAAAGCGTTGGAGGGTGTGGTCAAAGCCCTTCGATGGACACTAGGAGATGTGAACACAGACCATCCACTGGAGTAATTCAGTATATAAAGAACTAACAAAGGAAAGGAAGTGAAGAAGAATGAAAGACTTAGAATGTAAGCGATGTAAAAGAAGAACCAGCGTTAACATTCATCCTGTCTACAAGATATGTGATGAGTGCTGGAGGTCTACTACAAAGAATCCATTTAGCAGAGGTGATTGAATGAAGAAAGAAGATTTTGAAAAACAGATGAAAGAATTAAACGAACAAGCATTGAGACTTGAAAAAACTATACAGACATACAATTACTTACAGAACGCCATGCAATTTGGACATGAGTTTGAAACCCATGTTCATAGCAGTCAGTTTGGTAAGATAGATTTGATAGAGGTTATCTGTACTGTATCTGGTGCTAACTATCTTATCGAACCTAAGACACCTATGCTGATGGAGATACCGAATGACCCAAAAGCATTCGGAGACCTAGCAGGTAAGAAACTCAAAGATATTGAGATAGACCAGCCTTCTCAGAAAACCGCAGAAACAGATGAGAAACCTACACTTCCACTGGAGACCGAGGCCACTGAAAGCGGCACTTACAAAGTCGATGTCTCTAACATAGTAAAGAACATGAAAGGAGAGGAATAACAATGACATACAATGATGGAATAATGAATGAACTAAAGCATGCAATTAAAGTTTGGAGTATGGTGTATTTGGTTGAGAAAGGGATTGACCCTAGACCCAACATCTCAAGTTTGGTTGGTAAGATTGAAGTCACTCTTGACCCAGTAGAAGTAAATCAATTTGACAGAGGAGAAGAAGAATGAGCGAATTAAAACTTAGAATCGAAACAGAAGAATACATCTACGAAGAATACACGGAGGCTTGAGAATGAAAATACTGATTGTAAAATATGAGATTGTTGGAACTAGAATGTCCGGCAAAGATGGACAGTATTGGATTAATGAAAGTCCCGGTTTGAAATATATTTCAGCAGAGGAGTATATTTCAGTGGAAGAAGAGGAATGAATATGAACATGACACCTAAGAAAGCAGGTTACATTAGTTTCCTAGAACTGATTGCTAAAAAAAGCACCAGTCAAAAAGACAGAGAGTATGCAATTGACCAACTGGTTCAGATGGCCAATGGTGCTACATACAACGGAGAGTGACGGCATGAGTAAAAGACAGTATCATTCACTCAAGACGAGTTGGTATTGTACGGAGTGTGGCGATGAACAAGAGCCATATTTCATCGAGCGAACTCCAGAGTGGGATGACCATGAAGGAGATATGGAGTGGGGTTTATGCCCTGCACATGGTGATTCAAACCGCCTCCGTCAAAGAGTCAAACTACACAAAGAACACATCAAGTATGTTCCTAAGAGTTGGGTCATCCGATGGAAAGCCAACGGTGAGTTTGATTGGTCTGTGTTAGGAGTTGACAAAATGAGTGAAACGCACATAGTCGAATCAGCAGATGGAGAAACCGAATACGAAGTGTTCTGTAAAGAATGCCACCCAGACGGTGAGGTTTGCTGTGACGAATGCTTACATCACAATGGCTTTGATATACCATGCAAAGCGTGTATTGGTGAAGAAGAAGAAGAGTACGATAACCTTTGTTCTGAATGCCAGTCCGAAGTAGATGGATTAGCAGACGACATACATTGGATAGCACATGGAAGGCTGTGATAAGATGCAAGAATTAGTAACCGTTGAACTTTACAAACACGCTCAGTTTAGTGAGCGAGTTGGATTGAAGATGCGGTATAACTTAGACACCTTTCATCACTTGAAAGACAAAATTCCTTTCCCTCGTTATATGTATGACGCTGAAAAGAAACTGTGGAGTATAGACGCTAGCCCAGAGACTATCAATGATGTTTGTGAATTACTTGACAACCTAGGTTACGACACTAGCATCGTCAGAACATACACCAAATCCTTTTCCAAAAACCAGCAAAACAAATCTAACTGTTGGGTAAAAAAGAAGCGTACACGGCTCTATCTTCACTGGCCTTTTATTCGAGACGAAGACCTGAGAAACAAGGTTCGTTTGACTGTAAGAAGTGTGGCAGGTTGGAAGTTCCACGCTGATGATAAGTGTTGGAGTATTCCAATCGCACAGGCTTCTACTCTATACAGTATGCTCGCAGATTTCTACGAGCCTCTAGCCGAAGCCATCCGAACAGATGACTCGGTCAAGGCTGAGATTGAGAGTAGCATCGAGAGAGTAGAACTTAGCGGTGCGGCTGAACTTGACGATGTCAGTCTTGAAAGTATCAACGAAAGACTAGCGGGTAAGTTTCCCGAAGGTCTTGACCTATACCCATTCCAAAAAGTAGCAGTTGCTTTTGCCGAAGCCAGTAAAGGTAGGTGCCTTATCGGAGATGAGATGGGTATTGGTAAGACAATCAGTGCCATAGGTTATGCGGCTATCAATCCGAAAGCCCGACCTGCTTTGGTTGTCTGTCCATCCAATGTCAAATTCAACTGGAAAAAGGAACTGAACAAGTGGTTACCTAATGAGACTGTTCATGTGGTGACTCCTTCTTCCGATATCAAAGCGGCTGATGTCAAGAACATTGCCAAAGAAAAAGGTGCAAAAGAATCCGACTTGAAAACGAGAAAAACGGCTGAGAAGTTTTTGGAGAGCAGAGGTATATTTGCTGACAAATACATACCGGATGTCGATTTCATAATCATCAACTACGATATGATGATGAAGTATAACAAGTCACTTTACTCAAAGATGCTCAAGTTAGTAATTCTTGACGAGAGCCACTACATCAAAAATGTCGGGAGCAAAAAGAATCCTGTTCAAAGAACTACGGCTACTTTAACAATAGCACACGCCAGTCCTAAAGTGATTGCTTTGTCTGGTACTGCCATATCTAGTAGACCAAAAGAGTTCTTCAATACTCTCAATCTCATGAGGCCAAGTCAGTTCAATTCATTTTGGGACTTTGCACAAAGATACTGCGACCCATACAATGACGGGTTTGGTTGGAACTTCAACGGTGCATCTAACATCAAAGAACTCAATGAGCGCACAAGAGACTTGTGTATTCGTAGACTCAAGAGTGAGGTGCTACCCGAACTACCACCGAAGACACGGACTTTCTTCCCTATCGAATTAGATAAAGCGGTAAGAAGCCCATACGATTTCGCTCAAGAAGAATGGGACAGGCAGATTGATTCTTACTATCTAAATGGCCAACCTTTGCCGAAAGGTATCATGCTCACTATGATTAACGACCTGCGACAGATATGCGGTCACATCAAGGTTAATTATGCGGCTGATTGGATTGAACAGTATAGAGAGCAAACAGGTAAGCCGATAGTGGTATTCGCACATCACCGTGAGGTAGTCGAAAGACTGGCCAAGAAAGTGAACGGTAAGATAATATCCGGTGCGACTGATTCAAAGACAAGGCAAGAACTTGTTGACGACTTTCAAGCGGGTAAGATTGGTGTCTTAGTCTGTAATACTATTGCGGCAAAGGAAGGTATCACTCTTACCATGGCTGACACAGTCTTGTTCATCGAAAGAGAATGGACACCGACTGATGAAGAGCAAGCCGAAGACCGTGTATATCGTATTGGACAGGAGAGTCAACATGTACACGCTGTCTACTTGTCATGTGTTGGAACGATTGACGAACACTTTGACAGGGTTGTAGAGCAGAAGCGACAAGTTGTCAAGGCTGTTCTCGACGGTGGTAATGTCCAACAGCGAAAGGGTCTTGTCAGTGAACTAGTTAAGCGATTAAAGAAAGAGCGAGGCTGGAGGTTCAAGTGATGATAGACTTTAGCGAAGTCGGTACAATAGTATTACACGACATCGAGGGCACTAAGTGCGTTCAGTTATTTCCACATGAAGGCAAAACTATTCAAGATATGTTGGAAGTTTTAGACGAAGGGCTAGGAAAAATGAATCATGATAGTTCTTCGATTATCCAAAGAGGTATTCTACTTGACCGTGAAGAGTATAAAATCAAGCGGAGTACACCGATTCCATGCGTTTTTCTGTTCGATTGAGCGCAGATTCACTATATAAAGAACCAACAAAGGATAGGTAGCGAACAAAAAACCAGCAAAACAAATGGTAAAAAATATAAAGAGAAACAAGGAGGAACAAAATATGACAGAAGTAGTATTGATAGGCAAGATAACACAGAGCACACAGAATTTGGTAGAAGTCGAATACCCAACCGTAACGGGCGTTCACACTATTAGGCTGACAAGGACAATGATAGCACGATTCGAGCGCATCGAAGGTGGCAGAGTTGCACTGTTAGTAAGACCGGATGACGGAACAGTAAGAGGCGCACACATCGCCAAGATAGTTCAAGGCGACTGGGCACCACTTCATGTGACTCAAGAACACATTGACATAGTGACTGCTATGGAGATGCACGAAGATATACCGGTAACTACACAAGCAGAAGAATCAGATGATGTACCTGTATGGTCTTCGCCACAAGAAGCACCGACTATTACATTAGTAGACGAGGACAGTGGCACTGAAACGGTGGTCATGCCAGATGGCCCATTCGATGAAATGCTGTTTAGTGGCGGAAGAAAGAAGAAAGACACAATCAACTGGGACTTTGAACCTGTAAGAAAACCTGCTTTCGTAGTTCATGAAGAGGGTCAAGAAGGCGCTACTGTTGCTAGAGTAAATAACGAAGCAGGTGAGCCGATTGCTTACCACATCTTCAATCCACTCTACCAAAGTAACAAGCGACCTGCTGGTGCTTACTTGGGAACATTCAGTCCGACATACTATCCTATGCCTTATCGAAAAGGATATGGCCCAATATTGGATATGGCCGCTGAGAAAGGTTGGCCAGCACAAGTTATTGCATGGAATGAAGGTAAGGCATCTGCCATGTTTGTAGACGCTACCAGTAATGTAGATTGGGAAAAGGCCACCTCTCACTTAGGAGACAAGTGGACAAGGAGAGGCTTCCGTAACCAAGGCGACTATCGTATTGGCTTTGCTATCTACAACAGCCTCGATGGTTCATCAGCGTTCAAAGTTCAAGCAGTTGCTGAAAGACTACAGTGTTCAAACGGACAGGTGTTGGGCGACAGTGCCACCATTGTCAACCTTAAACACACAACCAATGCACTAGGTAACTATGACTTTGAAGGCTTGGCTGAAAAGATAATGGAAGTACTAGAAGTAGCGGCTCAAGAAATCATCGTAGCCGAGTCAATGAAAGATATACAAATCAATAGAGATGTCTTTGAAAAACTAATGACCGTTTGCCAAAGAAAGAAACTAATCACTAAGCCGGTTGTCAAGAGAGACGACGCAGGTAATGTTACTGGATTGAGCAGAGGTTACATGTGGAGACTCATGGGACAAGGTTGGACTAACCCAAGCGAGCCTTGGGTAGCAGTCAGCCCTAAAGACCAAGGAACTCTATATCAAGTCATGAACATATTGACGGGTGCTATCACTCACAAGCCAGAGTGGACAGACGGTAAGGGAACTAACCTGAAAGGTTCTACGCTCAACTACAATACTATGACTGACAGATTACAGACAGTTCACAAAGTGCTTGGCGATATTACAAGAAAGAGTATTGACGGAGTATCTATCGAAAAGCAACTTGAGAACATACCAATGTTCAGTCAAATCCTATACTGAGGTAATCACATGAACGAAGAAACACCAGAAGAAGCCGTGAAACTAATACTAGAACGGTTGAGAGAAGGAGGGCTTTGGCAACCGCACGGCTTAGGATTATCTTATGTCAAAGAAAGTGGTAATCAAGTTACCTTGACAGCACAAGAAAATACTCCCATGAGTGCCCAAGCGAGGATACGAATGAGGCTGTTGCTGGAGGATGTCGGATGGAAAGTAGACGAAACTACTTGTCAACTTGTTGAAGTAGAACATTTAACTCCAGAGCAAAAGCACATCAAAGAAATGCAGATGCGACAAGAGTTGGCACAGAGTTGGAAATGTTCTTGTGGTACACCGCTGTCGGCTTTTCCACTTGAGGAAGGTGTATGGAAACACGAAGGTCAACAAGATATGATGTTACCTAACGGTGAGACTGAAATGGTAGAACAGTGGCATGTCTTGATAACTTGCCCTACTTGTGATGCAGAAATACCCACCGACCCTTATGACTACGGTTTGCTCGCTGGCGACGACGAAGCAATGCTAACTTACAAAACCAACAAAATAATTTACACTGCCATTGATAGACCTACAATTATCGACATGATAGATAGCAAAGTAGGTGACTCTTTGTTAATACTTGGAACATTTTGCCCGTTTAACGGTGACTTGTTACCGCCTCATGTAAGAGGTGCCGTAGTCACATTCAAAGAAATAGAAAGGAGCGAAGAAGAATGAAAAGAGAATATACATTTGCAGGACTTTTTACAGTTGAACAAGTAAAAAGAATCGAAGAATTATTTATGTTATTTGAGGAGGAGGAGAAATGAGAATCGAAATGTTACAAGCAGTAGACGGTGATTCCTTACCGTTTATCAGAGCACTCGTAGTGAACAAAAATGATGCCAGTAAACCCTGTGAAAATTGCGGGAAGCGTTCTTATACTCACAAACTACTCGCTAAAGAAGACACTGATTGGTGTTTGAATTGTAACGATGAATACTATAGGAAGGGTTGGTCGGAAATGAAAATGGGTCTGTGGTGCATGGAACAGATGACCAAAGGTATGGCTATTGCAGTAGTAACCGAAGAATCAGAGGAATAGATATGGGATATTTTGAAAAAGCAATTGTTGGACTGCTAAGTATAGCAATAGCGCACATAGACAACGGTGACATAGACAAAGCAAGAGCCACGATGTTAGGACTCATAGATTCATTAGAAGGACAGGTGGAAGCATGAACATATTTGTACTAGACGAAGACCCAGCGCAAGCCGCTAGATACCTAGACGATGTTAGACTACCCAAGATGTGTGTGGAGTCAGCACAGATGATGGCATCAGCCCTGCGTAGGCATGGTGCTACTGATGAGCAGATGCCTCTAACTAAGAAAGGAACACCTTACATTGGTGGCTACAAGCATCACCCATGCACAGTATGGGCTGGCGACAGTCGCTGTAATTTCGTATGGCTTGCTTTACACGCAATTGAACAATGCAAGGAATACACTCGAAGGTTCGGTAAAGAACACGCTTGTTCTGGTCCAATCAATCACATGGCTCGAATGTATAGCACTGTTAAATTTGAGGAAGAATACATGACACCATTTGCACAGGCTATGCCAGACGAATACAAGTCCGATGACGATGTGGTCAAAGCCTACAGGTCTTACTACAAGTCTAAGGAATACAGCAAAGGTGGTGTTCGATACATCCGAGCAGATGTTCCTACTTGGTGGGAGGTGACGGCATGATTATGATGAAGTGTAATATTGTTGATTGTCGTGTTAAGACTTTCATTGTTGGTAATTGGGAGGATGAAGTATGGGAATACGAAGAGTCATCAGCATGGTCTATGTTGAAAAACAACTGTTGTCCGGGGTGCGGAGAAGAAAGCGTGGAGGTGACGGCATGAATTGGGCTATACACAGGGCGTATTACATTGACCTACTCAAGAAGGGTTGGCCTCTCAAGAAGGCTTATGATGAAGCAATTAGACTAAGCGTGGAGGTGACGGCGTGATTAGGTGCTATGGAATTGCATACGGCAAAGACGACTTTTTGCATGTTGATGTTTCTAAAACTGAAAGAGGGGCGAAGATGTATGCAACTCGTAATGGCTACACTAAAGTCACAATTAGGGTAGGCTATCACGCTGAAATAATTGCTGAAAAGGTAAATGGTAAGTGGCAAAGCGTGGAGGTGACGGCATGAATGGAAAAGATGTAGTTTGGAGTAAAGAGATGAAGGACATGGCAGTTTATTGTATGACAAGTAGCACTGCAATTGAAAGTATAGGACATTACTTAGTTGAATACATTGCACGAGAGGATGCATCAGTTTGCATCCATAATACATGGCGACCGTCTCAGAAGGAAATAGACATTTACAATACAGCGTTGACTAAAGCAATTCAAAAATCGAAGCACTTCAAAGACATAAAGAAGTTTTTACAAACGGCTTCTGATTACTACGGATACAGCGATTACTTTCATTCTTTGGTTAAATGGCTAAAGGAAAAATATGACTTGGAGGTGACAGCGTGAGTTGCGATTGTGATTGGGAAAGACTCAACATAAATCCCGTAGGCTACACTTCTACAGGTAGAGAGCAACACGAATGGTATTGTTCATTCTGTAAGAGTAGAAGAGTATCTTCTAAATACCCTTACAAGCGAAGCGTGGAGGTGACGGAGTAATGGCACACATCAAATCTATGAGTGAAACCGCCAAGAAATATATCGACATCATCATGAGCGACGGTAAGGTTCGTAATGCTGGGCAGATACTTGACGCATTATATGAAAGTAGAAAACGAAGTTCTAACAGATACATACCAACGAAAGGTGAATTGAAAGATTACATGCAAAGGAACTATTCAAGTGAGGTCAGAAGGGAAAGGCATCCTTTGGCACTGCCTAATATGAGAAACAAAAGACACCCAGTTACATATTATTGGAAGGAGGATTAACATGACATTAACTAAGATTATCGAATACAGAATACATTACGGAGAAGACGGAGAATCACGCGACACACTCCTTTACGAGGGAAAGGACTGGCGAAATTGGAAACAACACATTGGCGAAGAAGGAGTCCAATGGATTGAGAGAGTAGAAGACCAGATTTGTGATTGCAACGGTGTTGTTCATACTGATTACGAAATACTGTGGGAGTCTGACGAATGTCTCAGAGCAGAGGGTAGATGCAGAGCATGCACAGAGTGGTCCGATGGGGAAGAAGAATACGACGACATGTGTGCTGAGTGTCAATCGGAAGTAGATGGATTAGCAGACGACATATACTGGATAGCACACGGTGAGTTGTAATGGCGAGAGGATTCGAGCAGACGATTCGCTGGCGAGTGCCATGCACTTCTGTCAGATGGCGAGGCAAGGCCGAGGTAGTCATGAGTGTGGCTGACCCGATTAGCAACAGCCCTGCTATGATTGACATCAGAACTAGAAGAACAATCGAACATCACAAAGGTGAAGGCTTTACGAAAGAGGGCGTAAGGCTGACACAGGAAGATGCAATGAGTCTAGCCAAAGCATTACTACACACCCTCGAAGAACTGAGGGAAACAGATGCCGTTTGACTGCCCCGTATGTGGTAAATACGCACCCGGCGGTCGGAGGTTTTGTAGTAAGCCTTGTAGTAAAAAGGTCAAGCGAATGTGTAGGCGAATAGGTTGCACAGAAACTTGGCATGCTACTGAGCAGAACCGTAAAAGATATTGTAGAAACTGTATACCTCAGTCTTATCCTAATCCTATTTACCCCTACAAACTCAACAAACAGTGCGTTCATTGTGGTGAAAGATTTACAGTAGAAATACATAATGAAGAAGAAAGAACAAGTAAAACTACTTGTGAGTCTTGTAGTAAAGTCTTTAATTCAAGAGCATGGAAATGTATGAGGCTACTTGCAGAAAGTGGAATATCCTCTACTCAACTTAACAAGATGGATATAGAAACCATAAATTGGTTTTATGAAGAACTGAGGGAAACAGATGCTATTGGCTGAGGCGGCAAACATTTCTGAGAGTCTCAGGAAACTGTATAGGAACTACATGACTGATGCAGAGAATCGGTCTACCCACTTCCGTCACTCGATAGAAATTATCAGAGAAGCGGTTAACAATGCGCTGGATGACTTAGGTGAATTGATTGAGATATTCTATCCTAAGCATTCACGCTACCCTAGGCAGTTCATTTCCTTTAGAGAGTTGAGAGATGATGTCTGTAAGAAGTTATCAATCTCTCCCCTAGTATGGGATGAGTCCTTTGCAGGTAAACCAATGGTGCCCCTGCTGTCGTTAGAGTCGCCTGAATATGGAGGGGAAGGGATGACAGTCAAGCAGGCACTCAATCTTATGGCTCGTGTAAGAGATGTGGGCTTTCTCGAAATTGCCAGCAAAATGCATGAGAAAGAAGCCCTACTCTTTTGGTCAAGAGCAACCGGTGAAAGGCCAATGATGCCTATCGCTAGATTCTTGCAGATGGTTACTTACCTTACTGACGGTCATGCTCAGAGTCTACAGTCAATCAGACAGATGATGGAAACCATGCAGCCTGCTGAGATTATTCAGAAGTTGTTTGGTGATGGTATGACTGACATGGAGGTGAGAACCATGCAACCCGGACAGGCTTTCAGTGGTCCTATCTATCGAGCATGGGACAAACTAATAGCACCTAGTAATGCATACGCTGAGGTTATCAGTCATCCTCGTAGATACCTACACATCACTGAGTTCCCCAAGGGACAGTTCAAAGGAGTTCTCTACAACAGAGACCGGCAGGTCATTGGTAAGACTGGTAACCTACCTCTTGAGCAAGAAGGTATATTTGAAGTAGAAGCAGAAGGTGTAGAGATAAAGTCAGTCAATGACATCATGGCACTCGGTAATGATTGGGACATCTACAAGTTAGATTACACAGACAGAGTATCCTTCCTTGAAAGGCTCAACTTATCAGTGCCACTCAAGACAGGTAAAGTCATCGAACCTTCTTCGGATATCAGCCAAATGCTTGAGATTCTGGAGGACAGTGAAAGACTGAGGTTGATTTCCACTGGACCCTTCTCCATCGGAGGAGAAGGGGGTTGGCTAGTTCTCAAGGATGCTTTCCATGTTCATCTGTTAGTAAACGCTATCATGAGAGATGAGGAATACAATGTTCACATTCGAGTATCATCATTAGATGGATACGAAATATACGAGGTTGGGCAGATGAAACTAAAGACCAATGTGGCTCAGCATGTAAGGCAGCGCCTAGCCCAACAAGGGGTTCTTGTTGGAATGAACTGGTTGCCTGTAGATGAATACGCAATTGTGATTACCATGGAAATAAATGAGTTTGATTTGAGCGCTTTATCGATTAAGAATTGTAAGGTCGAATATGTTGATGACAATCTTGGCTATAGTGATGTCTCACAACTGACAGATTTGATAGAAATGGGGGCATAATTTGACTTCTTTTATAAAGGTCCTAAGTAGGTATGGTGTGATTCTATGACATTGAGAGAGAAGTATAGGCCGTCTACAGTGACAGATTTGGTTGGATGTAAAGAATTTACTGAGCCGGCCCAGACTTGGACACTTGAGTCTTGCCCGCCGAACTTGCTAATTGCTGGACCTCCCGGTGTAGGTAAGACTAGTGCTGCCTACGCTTTAGCAAGAGACTTGCTGGGCGAATACTTTGACCCAATGAATTTCATCGTAACCAATGCAAGTGATGACAGGGGGATAGATTACATTCGTTCCCTTAAGATGATGAGCAAGCAGAAGGGAATTGGTGTAAGTCGTAGAATCATATTTCTCGACGAGGCTGACAACTTTACAGCCCCTGCCCAAAAAGCACTTAGACAGATTATGGAAGAGAGTTACAAGACTACCATATTCATACTCACTGCTAATGATGTGTCAGCGATACACCGAGCGATACTTGACAGATGTGTCAAGTATTCATTCAAGGGTATAGACCCAGAGGATAATGAGCGCCTCGCAATGATAATTGAACAGGAAGGAATGCCACAAGAATGGATGGCAAACCTTCCACACCTAATCAAATTCACAGGCGGAAGCCTAAGACAGGCCATCGACATACTTGATAGCCTTCCAAGAGAGTCGGATGCACTCATCAAAAGCATCAAACGAGATACACAATATCTCAACAAAGCGGCTGTCAATCTTCTAGGAGGAGACTTCTCGAAGGTGACTGCTTATCTGGCACAGGCTCTTGAGGCTGGTCAGTCAAGACTGGGACTTCTCAAGGGTCTTAGGTATCGTGCCAAACCACTCATGGGGAGTGACGAAGAATGGCACAATTTCATGCTCACATATGGCGAGTTCGTCATACTGGCCACTCAGTGGCCCGATGATGACTTGGCGTTTGTCGAGTATTTTATAGCAAAAATGAAAAACAATATGGAGAAATAAATATGAGCGAAAGTAATGAAAAGAAATGGCCAGAAGATGTTCTGGAGAGATTGACCGGATACGGTGAAAGAGTAGGTAAGAAAGTAGGCGAAGTTGTGAATGAGTTCACTGCTTGGCTAAAGGCTGAATACAGTGTGGACAACCCATTGTCAGAGGACCCTTTCTATCTGACTCAGTGGAGTGAGCAGTTTGTAATAGAGACTAGAAACTTGGGCGGCTCAAGCGGCGGTGGTCGTGAGACGGTTACCTTTGTCGGTATGTTCATCGGAGCCGAAACAGAGAACAGAGACCAAAGAGCAAATGTCATGGAAAGGGCTATGAGTGTATTCAAGTCCAACCGTGGTAGAGCAGTTGACGAAGGACACATTGGTATTGTTACTGCTAAGGGCGGAGAGTGGCATGTCAATGGTCAGCCCAGCGGCGAAAGATTACAGGGTAGTGATTTACCTTGGTTCGCATTTGAGCACAACGATGAGATACTCTGTTTGTTGAACAAGCAAAACGACAGTCCTAAGCCCATCGCACCTACCAGTATCAGTAGGACAATCTATTTCCTAGGTTCCGCTGAGGATAGTAATGAGATTAAGAAGTGGCGTGTGAATGTCACAGGCAACAACATGGATGCTCCCTACAAGCAGTGGACCGCTTGTAAGATTCAAGTAATCGAACCGAAAGAAGATAGAGATACTCTTTACACTAACAGAGACTTTGTTGAAAAGGTAGAGTATACAGACAAGTGGCTACCAGAAACATTACGCAGAGCGTTCTCAGCAGAGCGCTTACTAACAGATGATAACATGCACAGCGAGTATGTTGACTTGGCTGATTTACTTGAGGCACATGGTGAGAGGAAAGTGATTGGTGCAAACGGAACTACTTACAATCCTGTAGTGATTACTAAAGGCTACATTAGCCTACTCAACAAAGAACCATCAGAAAGCACAGTAGACCCTACAGGTAGAAGTTACAGATTGAACATCACCAATCTAGGGTTGCAGTCAAGATATGGTAGAGACAGTTTTGCTTCTAGTGTAACTGTATGGATTCCGGGTAGGATGCATGACGAAGGTCATCCGTTTGAATATGAGTTAGATGGCATCGAAGGCAACTGGACTCCTTACGCAGAGAAGACGCAAGTAATCATAGTGGGTCGATTGAGAATAAGACCATACAAGGATGAGATGTTACCAAGTATAGGTGCACTGGGCATCTATGTTCCACACAAAACAGCCAGACCGTCTGGTGGGACTGGTAACACTAATCTAAATCAGTTCGGAGGTGACCTAGAATGAGTGGTTGGGGAGCATTAGCAGAAGGTAACAATCAGACAGGTTTGTCAGATATCGAGCAAGTAGTTGAAAAGGTCATGGAAGATTCCGCCCCTGCCCAGCCAAAACCTCAGCAACCTATCACATCATCCGAGTTTGTCAGCAGTTTCCCTGACATAGAGGCGGAGATGAATGCTCAATCAGACAATCCCATAATATCACCTAGTAGCATTTTCTGTGGTGTAGTTGGGCACGAGGGGACTGGTAAAAGTGGTGTTGTATTTGACGCACACTTCAATCGTTATCCTGATGGTCTGATGATGGCCATAGACTTCGACAATGGAGCACTATCATGCAAGCAGGCTCACTATAGAGAGAGTAACAATGTTAGGATATTCAGTCCTTGGGTCATGCAAATGGAAGACAGGACCGCTTACAACTACTTACTTACATTCCAACGAGTTATGGACTTAGGTCGCTACGCTATTGAGTATGCACAAAGACAACAACATGCAAGTTTCGACGGACCAATGCTGAAAACATTCTTTGTCACTGGTGTAGACCAGTTCGATGCAATGTGTATTGATTGCATGAAGATTTATGATTTAGACATGGATGCGAAAGACGCTATCGAGGCAAGTCACTCAAAGTTGAACCAAGAGGTTGGTTGGAACTGGAACATTCGTGCTACACGATTCAAGCAACTCACAGGTATCTGTAGGAAATTGAACGCTTTGGGTGTAGATGTTTATTGGGAAAGCCATCTGAAAGAAGACAAGGATAGCCAACCGGAATTTGAAGGATGGAAGTTCGCATGGCACGCAAGCGCTAACAAGGACCTGTGGCAGATTATCTGGTGCAAGGGTAAGAAGGTTAGAGACAATGACGGTTCGACTACCGGGGAGATACGACACACTGCTACTTTCTTCAAGTCCAAGTTGAATCCAAATCTAAAGCACCAAGAGAGACTTTACTTTGTGACCAACACGGGAGAAGATGCCAAGTGGTATGGGCTTCCCGAACTAAGAGACGGAGCGATTGGAGGAGTTCAGTGATTATTCTCATGGGGGTTTATCAGGTAATAACGGGAAAATTTTCACAACCCTTGAGATAGTGTCCGTAGGTTTGCTTTTTGGTGTATTTTCCTTTTTCAGCACGAACTCGTTTCCCCCGCCTTTTACAGGTGATAAGTATGGTAGATTTTACAGTAAGTAGAGAGACATTCAATAACTTCCTTGGTAGTTTTGGTAAAGACTTAGGTGACTTGGTTATCAAAGTTACAGGTCAAGGTATAACAGCGTCTGTGGGTCAACAGACTCACTACATAAGAAGAAAGATAGATTGCGGAACTGGACAGACAGGTAATATTTACATCAGTGATATACCCAAACTCAAATCATTTATCACTACGGCGAAGAGTGCTGACCTGAATATCAGCCAAAGCGCTAAAACTGGCACACTACATGTTCAATGTGATAAGGCTAGTCTACAATTACCCACATCTTCTTACATCAGGTCGCAAGAAATGGTCGGATTGATAGAGAAGTTGATTCGTCAATCAGAGGATAGTATGTGGCAAAAGTGGGCTAACTTATCTCTGAACTACCACGCTAGAGTTACAGCCGAATCCTTGAAACCAGCAACGGGATTCAAGAAAGTCTTAGGTGACAAGTATTCCTGTAAGACTGAATTTGACCCGCAAGGCCAAGAGTTAGTCATACGAGGGGGTAAGTCGGCAACTGGTAAAATGTTCGTGCGGGCTCCTCTGAGTGACATCGCTTCGCCTGAGATTTCCGCAAGGTCAGCATTTGACAAGTGGTTACCAGAGTTATTGTCCAATCTACCTAACGGTGAGTTGAACCTGTATACAGGGGATGAAACGGTGCTTGTGTTAGAGCAGCCGTCTACTCACTTCCTAATGGTGGTAATGGACCAAGAATATGAAGAGGACTGAATATGATAATTGATACATTTCGACCAGACCCCACAGGCCCCGACCACATCTACAAGAGGTGGCGTGATGCTGAGGGTAATCTGATTGAGGAAACAGTTACGGACTTTGAACCGTATTTCTGGATTAAGGCTTCTACTCCAAAGCGAGTAATTGAGCGAGTCTTGAACAGATATCCCGGCTCCTATGTAGACGAGGCAGACACAGCAGAAGCGCTGAGAACTGGCGACTCACTAATCAAAATTTACGCATATCGTAACAGTGACATCAGAGACATGGCGAGAGAGTTTGGCTTCACATGGGAGGCTGACCTCAGTCTGGTCGATAGGTATCTCATTGACAACATATTAGAGATGCCCGAATGGAAACCAAGAGTGTGGCACTTTGACCTTGAGTGGGACCCGAAGACAGATGAAACGACTGTCATGGCTGTCGTCGATTCCTACAACAATCGGAAAGTGGCCTTCTGTTGGATGAAGGACAACCCTACAGGTCTCTATGAGATGGACAAATACATTGAAGAGAAAGAGGTAGAATACACTGTGAACGATACACCTGTCAAATTTACTTATGAGAGACATCTGTATGGCTCAGAAGAGGACATGCACACTGCTTTCCTCAACTACATGAAAGAATGTAACCCAGATGTATTTGTAGCCCATGCTATCATGTGGGCTGACCTACCTCATCTGGTTAGAAGATTATCTGACCACAGGAAACTCAGCCCTCTTGGTAGAGTCATCAGGCCAAGACAAGATGGCTCATATGATTATGTAGCACAACCTATCATAGGAAGACTATGCTTTGATACAGCCGCCCCTCTGAGAAGTGGTAGTGGCTTTGAGCGTGTATGGAAAGACAGTGGTAAGCCTCAGTTAAAAAATCTCAAACTAGACACTATAGCCAGCACGCTGGGATATGGCGGTAAGTTTGACATGGATGTATTCACTGGTTGGACTGAAAGGTTTGATGACTATGTTGACTACTGTATGCAAGATACTATACTTCTCAAAAAAATAGATGAGGAAAACCATGTCCTCAACTTCTTTATGTCTCTACAGAGAATCTGTGGAGTATCATTCCCATCGTGTCACAATGTGACAAGATTCGCTAGAGGGCTTCTCAGCAGAAGAACTCACTGGAAAGCGCCGACTCGCTCTCGGCAAGAGAAGCAAGAGTATGAAGGTGCTTTCATTCCACCTCCCAAGCCCGGTAGATATGAGGGTGTGGCTTGTGTAGATTACAAGGGTCTGTATCCAAGTATCATACTAAGCCATAATCTATCTTGGGAGACCCAAGTTCCAAACCATCGCAAAAATGAAGCCAATGTTAGAGAACTACCTGACGGCACATGCTGGATACAAGGCACAGACGCATTACTTCCTAAGATTGTCAATGAGATGTTTGACCTTCGTGACATGTATAAGAAGAAAATGCGAGACGCCCTTTCTGAAAATGAGAGAAACGGATGGAATACATTGCAGTTAGCAGTAAAGCGTGTAATGGCTTCTTTCTATGGTATGACTGCTAGCGCTTATTGGGGATGGTCTGATTTCGATATAGCCAGTGCTATCACAGCCTGTGGTCGAAGAGCAATCAAGGCTCTCATGGAAGAGTCAGAAAAGGCTGGTTACAAGTCATTGTATGGTCACACCGATTCAGCATTTGTTCAGGTGCCGTTTGATGAAGCACCTGCTTTGGCTAAACATCTAACTGAGACCATACAGCGTGACCATGAAGCAAGTCATCTGATTGTAGAGTTCGAGGCTTACATGCCTTACTGGATTGTCGGTGGTAAGAACCTATACTATGGTATATGCTCTTGGCCACCAGAAGATGAAGGCAAGAAGAAATCAGCAAGGTGGGGTAAAATCAGCACCCTTGCTCCAATTTCTAAAAACTTAGAAAACGATGTATTGACAGCGATATGCAGCGGTGCCAGTGAGGATGAGGTCATCGGCATGATTAGGCCTATATCTAAGAGAATCAGACGAGGGGATGTTGAGTTGTCAGAAATAGCCAGCACCACAAGACTACAGAAGTCCCTTGGTGCATATTCGTCATCGACAGGTGGTGCTGTAAAAGGTGCAAGATACTTCAATCAACATCTGGCTACTACAGACAAATTCGGTGAAGGAGACAGTGTAAACTGGGTTTATGTTATCAAGACACCTGACCACTTACCACCCACTGATGTGGTAGTATATCAGAAAGAAACAGACCTACAGGGATTCGATTTAGACTATGATAAGATGGTCGATAAATTAGTTAAGCAAAAGATGAAGGGTATCTTTGGCGCTTTGGATTGGAACTTAGAGTTCGCATCTGGTGCCGCACAGCCCAAGAAGTATTGGTGATAAAATGAGTAGAATAGAAGACGAAGTATGTAAGAAGATACAGGGCCGAGCAGAAGTCGGTAAAAGTAAGTATGGAGTTACTATGGAGACTGCGCCCCTATCTAGGCTAGAATGGCTAATTCATGCTCAAGAAGAAGCGATGGACCTAGCGGTCTATTTGCAGAAATTGATTGAAGGAGAGCAAGATGCAATGATGCTGAATCAAATGCTTAATGACATTGACGAACAGAAGCGTAACGAGACATTGAGAGAAGAATGGGAAAAGAAAGAACAATCTTCACCTGACTGGAAAAAGAAATTTAGAAATGTCAAGGGTGCAATATCGTATCACCAGAGGTGGCTCAAAGAGAAGGAGGAATCGGAATGAGTAGAGATTGGGCAGCATACGCTAAATCCACATACCAGTGGGAACCGGGACATGAAAAAATGCTCCGCATCACTAAGTCTAGTCTTACCAGCGACTTTGATTTCTGCCCCAAGCAATATCAATACAAGCGTATTCACCGACTACCAGAGCCTGAGACAACGGCTATGATAAAGGGAACTAATGTTCACAATGCTGTGGAGGCGTTTTATGACAATGCTATGCCCATTGTGCATGAAATGTTCAAACTTATGCAACGAGACAAACGAGAGGAAGCGTTAACTTTGGCCCTTAGTATATTACCAGAAGAAGATTATACTTTGGGCGAAGAACCCATTATAGAAACTCGCATTCGGTGGGACTTAGAGAGACTGTTGTCAGTGGGTCCAGATACTTATCTACCAATCATGAATGAGTTAGAGGTTCATGCTTATGTGGTAGAGGAGTTTGAATTTAATGGAGAAACGCTTGAGATACCTATTCACTATGCAGGAAGCATTGACCGTGGTTTCAGTGAAGAAGATGGTGGAGTGGCCATAATGGAATTGAAAACAGGTAAATGGGTGCAATCTAAAAACAAAGACGACGAGTGGAATGACTCGAAGTTTAAGATGCAGTCGATGAGAACAGAGATGGCTTTCTATCGGTATCTATTAATCAAAGCAGACCACCACCATCAGAATGTAACACACTGGGGATGGGTCTATCCCGCAGGTTCCAGTGCTCAACTAGATACTTACAACAAATACGGATATGAGCAGAGAGCAGTAGATAGGATTGTATATGAAACACTTAATACTAGAACAATCAACACTTACAGAAAAAGGGTTGAAAAACTTAAAACAGCCTTGCTTACGGCTTACATGACAGACGATTTTCCAACTAAGGCTAGTGCAGGTAAGTGTGCATGGTGCTCATTCAAGAGCATCTGCCCAAGTTGGGATGGAAGCGATAACCCACAAGAATACTTAGATGAATATGGAAGTGATAAAGATGAATGAAGATATGATAGGAAGAACAGTAGAGGTGCTTTTGTCACCTCTTGTCGGTAGACCAGTGGATGCTACCTTTACCAAATTAGGCGTTGGTAGATACTATTCACTGGCAATGCAGAAAAGCCTGTATGAGTTTGATGATAGTGACGGTAAAAAGGGTCCTATGTATCTAAACTTGAACAGGATTTTGCTGACTGATTTAGACAAACTTGTTCAGACATTGAGAGAAATAATTGAAGAAGTAAAGAGTGAATAGAATGAAGATAGTATTTGATTTTCCTAGAGAGGTTATGGAACTTAGCACCGAGAAGGGTAAAGGTTTCAGAAAACTTGTCAGGTCAAATCAAGACTTAGAAAGATACTGGGCGGGTAAGAATGGTGTATCAAACGCTTTCATGACAGTTTATGGTTACCGAGGTTTGCAGCAACCGCACAACAAGCGGGTTGATTTGATGACCCCTATAGTTAGGCATTTTGTTATGGATTTTGACCCTAAGAATTTCAGGGAAAGGGATAGGCCAAATGTAGAGATAGAAGAAGCCTTAGAGCAAACTTTGAAACTACATTATTTTCTACTTGAAAGAGACACATCTCACGCTGTTTGGTATAGTGGTGGCGGCTTTCATGTTTGGGTTATGTTAGATAAAGAATACATGCCAAGTGGACCTAATAGTTTGTCATCAATCAAAGAAGCAGGTATGCAAACTGTAAATGATTGGGTTATAGAGATGAACTTGTTTTGTTCTGACCCGGCGGTTCCTTTCGATACTAGTGGCATGATAAGAATACCAAACTCATACAATGCAAAAAGAGGACTATGGTCCATACCATTGTCTACCACTGATATGGAAAGAGGCATAGACCATATCATGGATAAAGCAGAAGATGCTAAAACAGGTATGATATCTTACGGTAATCAAGGTTTAGAACTAACCGTTAGGAAAATAAAAGAAAGAAGTCAGATATTCAACCCTAATTCTACTCCGATTGATTTACCAACGGCTTCAATGGATGGAGTAATTATACTACCTTGTTTGAATTCAGCAGCCTGTAGAATAGGTAGTAACCCTAGTCATGATGCAAGGGTGCAACTTGCTAAATTCTTATCAAAACGGCTGAGATATTTCATGCCCGCTTGGAAGTTGACCGAGGAAAATAAAGCCAAACATACCGAAATCATTGTAGGCTACATTCGCTCACTTCAATGGGCTGACTTCAATGAAAGCACTACCCGATATCAAGTAAGCACAATAATAGGCACGGATTATCCACAGACATGTTCAATGCTTTGGAAAAAGGGTATGTGTTTGGGTAAGTGTAGATACTGGGATGGAACAGGTGCAATAACGGAGGAAGAATAATGTCATTGTATTACTGTGAAATATGCAATAATCGTGTTAGGGCTACAAAGACAATGAGAGACAGATATTCTTCTTATGATGACCCAGTAATCATATGCCAAGTGTGCAGATACAAAAAAATGGTTCCGAGAGAGTTACTGTGCACAAGAGTAATCAGAACCGGTCGTTTATGTAATGGCGTGAGATTTGACAGGAACGGAGACAAATGTGCTCTGTGTAGGAGGAAAGGGTATGAGTAAGTCACCGTTAATCATAGACAGTAATGAAAGAGGACCTTTGCACGATGCAGTTGTAAGGGCTGCTGAAAGACAAGGTTTCCCTATCAAAAAAGAGCACCTACAAGGGATGGGTGATTACAAGGCGGGTAATGCTCACATAGAGTGTAAGAGTCTTTCTGATTTATTCCAATCCAGTCACAGCGGTCATTTGATGAGGCAAATAGAAAACTTAGACGCTAATTGCCAAAGAGTATTTCTCGTCGTGCATGGTGACATAGCGAAGTATGTAGCATTATCAAAGAAACAAGGTAGAAATATATCATATTCCAAGGTCATGAATGAACTTCTAGGCACATTTGCACGAATAATGGCCGACTTCGATTGTCACATTTATCGTGCCAAAGACCATTCAGAAGCGGCTATGTTCATAGCCAAATTACACAGCAAGATGCACAAGCCAGCGAGTAGGCATGGTGCGAGAGCAGTAACAAGAGTGAGCACTAATGATGTAAGGGCTGATATGCTAATAACCATCCCCGGCTTTGGTCCAGATTTAGTAGACAAATTACTCGCTAGATGCGGTTCTATAGAAGAAATGCTCTTCCCAGAATCGTTAAAACAAGTCAGGGGCATGGGAACAACTTTGAGACAGCGGTTGCTTGAAGTCCTAACATCAGAAGAGCCAGTCAGAGTCCAAAAGACATACAACAAGAGAGGGAAATAAAATGATGGAACACAGAGCAGAGAATTACGAATGCGTGCACAAATATCCTATATTGAAAGGTTACCTAGACCATTTCAATCAGGTGAGTAAGAATAATGAAATACCGGGATTACTATCCTTTTTCTTCATATTAGGCCAAGCGTCAGTAGGGAGTGTAAGGATACCAGTGGGAGGGAGTAATCTCGACCCTAGGGTCAGTGTATTTTGGATTCAAGACACTAGAACAGGTAAGTCGGCGTCTTATCAGATAATAGAAAAGGTGCTGAAAGCAGCCGGACTCAAATCCGTTGATTACAACTCTGGTAATGACGCTGCTTTAGTGGGAACGCTTGTTCCAGACCCAGATTCAGAAGACCCAAGAAATCCTGACATGATTGTAAGAGAAGGAATCTTGGGTGGTAGGAAGGGATTGAATTTTGATGAGGGCTCTGTTCTACTCAAAGGCGGTCAACACAATGAGAACACCACTTTATTCTTGCAGTCAGCACTAAATTCTGCTGGGACAGGTCGTAACATACTCACTAAGCACATGGCAAGGGATACATTTAGCGTCAAATCTGAGGTGTCTTTATGGATTACTACATATCCTCCAAAGGGTATCAAAGAGCATGTCTTAGACAAAGGTATATTCCAGCGTGTTCTGACTTATTGGAGGCATTGGACTCTTGATATGAAAAGAGATGTTAATCACGAGTTAGCCCAATCGGTTCACAATAGTCCTGAATTTGAAGTCTCTTTCGACGAAGTATCAGATTTCTTTTCCGAACTTAAGAATAGACTTAGAGATAGAGTATTAGACCTTAGTGGTCTATCTCACTTAGAATGGACAGAAATGCATGACGATGACAAAGAAACTACCGTCATGAGTGTGATGGACAGAATGTTCAAAATAGATTCATCCTATGTTCCTGCTTTGATACTGGCCATAGATGAGTATTACACACTGGTAGAACCTATGGGTCCAGAAAAACAGGGTATATGTGCGTCTTTTATTATGGGCTTGCAGAATTACACTAATGTTTTAGCACATCACATGGCAATGATAGAAGGTGTATGGACAGTTACAGGAGACCACATTGACATGGCTAAAGAGATACTGTTTGACTTATATCAAAATCTAATACAATGGCTTGAGTCAGAAGTCAAAGTCGGCTCTGGCGGTAGTGAGAAGAAGAAGATGGAAGGTCACTGGAAAGATGCTTATAATCGCTGTGAAAGATTTGACTTCGACGACCACAGAGGTGTTAACTGGGTAAAGAAGGCTGAGATGTATAAGGTGTTTGGCAACCTTGCTAATCTAAGTAGTAAGGGCTCGGTGAATGGAAAATACAACGATTATGGTGCTAAGATGTTTAAAGAAACTAGAGAAGGTGTATCAAAGTATGTCAAACTTAGAGATGATTATATCAGTAAATCTAAACAGAACGGAGGAAAACAATAATGTCCTCTATTTGGAACTTTGAATGTATATTCTGCGAATCTAAAATAGGAAAAGACATAGGGGGGTTCTACATAGGAATGCACTGGAAGAACCCTGTATTGGTGTGCGACTGGTGCAAAATGTGTATGGAGGATGTAGTATGTCAACCATGTTAGCCTTAGATATAGAAACAGCAAACTACTCACATGAGATAGGAGGCTGGGGTCACAGTCATTTGTTTGAGCCGACCGTGGTTGCTACATGGGATGGGGAAACGGGAACTGTATATTCAAACGAATCAGTATCTAAATATCTACCCGAAGGCACAATCGTTAAGAAAATGCATCCCAAAATTATTGGCGATGACTTAGCGGAACATGTCGCAAAAGGTGGTATGGTGCTTGGGCACAACCTAAAGGGATTCGATTTACCTATCATCAGAGACGCACTCGATTGTTGGACAGCCGGAGACATAATGGCAAAGTCACAGGAGCAGGTGTTTGACACATCTGTTTTGCTGAAAAACATAGTGGGACACGCAGTGCCCTTATCAGATGCATGTTATCATACCTTGAACAAAGGTAAACTTATGAATAGTCACGATGCGCCTATAGAATGGCGCAAAGGTAATTACAGTAAAGTCGCTGAGTATTGTTTGAAAGATGCTGAACTTGTATATGAACTTTGGAAACACGGAGTTGAAGAGGGGATTGTAAAAGCAAGGTGTAGAAAAACAGGAGATGTCAAAGAATACGAGGTGGACTGGTAATGAACTTTGAGAGGGATATTAATGAGCGAGCAAGAACAAAACATTAGTGCAGTAGTGCACAATATTAGAGCAGCAAAAAGAACCGTTGGAACAGTAAAAACAACACTGGGTCCGATGGGGATGGACAAAATGATGGTAGACTCTGGCGGTAATGTAATAGTTACTAATGACGGTGCTACCATACTACAAGAGTTGGATGCAAGTCATCCTGCCGCTAAAATGGTAGTCGAGGCTGCCAACACGCAGGAGAGTATGTGCTATGATGGCACCACAAGCACTGTTGTATTAGCAGGTGAACTATTAGGTAACAGCGAACTCTTGTTTAACAAAGGGCTACACGCCAATGTAATCTGTAGAGGTTACAGGCAGGCATCTAGGTGGACTACGGAACATCTTGAGACACTCAAAGTAGATGCTAAAGACCATTTACAGAATGTGGCTAAGACTTCAATCACAGGCAAAGCGCTTGAATCTAGCATAGAGCATGTAAGTGCTTTGTGCGTAGAAGCAGTCGAAAAAGCCGGTGGAGAGTTTGACCGAATCCGTGTCCTTTGTCAACCCGGTGGTAGCCTAGATGATTCATCTTGCTTTAGCGGCGTAGTTCTCCATAAGGAGTTTATGTTACCTGCCATGCCTATGAAGCCAAAAGGCAAGGCCTTACTCATCAACACCAGTCTGAGTGACAGTAAAAGCGATGACAATGTGCAACTAAGTTTGGGTTCGGCTGCTGAATACCAGCAATACAAGCGACAAACCGGGCGTGACAACTGGGTCGAAAAAGCGCAACAAATCATCAATATGTTACCAGATGGCGGTATAGTATTTGTTAGAGATAGCGTAAATGAAGTGGTTGCGGCGACAGTGGCGAGACAAGGTATTTCTATGGTCCATAGAGTTCCTGAGAGTGACATGACTGCTTTGTCCAAACTACTCAATACTACAATAGCGCACACTACAGAAGACCTACAAGAGGCTGTAAAGTGCGACGCAGAGTGTAAGACTATCGGCGACATGAAGTATGTCGTAGTCAAGGGCGAAGGAGAAGTTACTACACTTATCCTAAGAGGCGCTACTAAGCAAACTCTCGATGAGACTGAGCGTGGCTTTGAAGACGCACTGGGTGTGGTCTGCTTGGCTTACACCACTCTAGGCGTAGTGCCCGGTGGAGGCTCTGCCTATCTCAATGCAGCCCTCCATCTAAGGCAAAGGGCTGCGGAAGCAGGTGGTAGAGAGCAGATGGCTATCGATGCATTTGCTGAGGCTCTTGAGTCTATACCTGCCACTATCGCTGAGAACGCAGGCCATGACCCACTAGACACTGTATTGACTCTAAGAAATGAACATCAACAAGGTAACAGCGACGCTGGTCCAGACATAGAGAATGGTGGGGCTTGTTCCATGGTAGAAGCCAATGTATGGGAGCCACTTAACTTAGTCAAGCAAGCAGTGCAATCTGCTAGCGAAGTCACCATCAGCATACTAAGGATAGACGATATCGTAGTAAAGCGTGGTGAGTAAATGAAGAGTAAAGGAAAGGCGAAAGCCGCTGTCTGCTACAGGTGTAAACTCAAAATGAAAAGAGTTTACGAAAAAATAAACAGCAAGTTTGTAGGAATCGGTAATAGATGCCGTTCTTGTAATACTATTTTTGTTGATGGTGAATGAATATGAGACTTTGCTCAAAAAGAGGCTGTTTCAATCTAGCCCATAACGGATTTAGATACTGCTTAGCGTGCCTCCGTGGAAAGGAAGAGGAAGAGTAACTACCTTCCTAACTTCTCAGCCATTTGTCTGAGATAGCGAGACAAGCGACCATTGGCCTTCTTGGACAAGGGTTCAGCCTTGCGCTTACGAACACCCTTGAATCCAAGTTGGCCGTGGAACCTTATGTATCCACAGAAGGAACACTCATGCAATACAGCAGGCTCACCTGACAGGTATTTCCCTGAGATTGTCAAAGGCAACGATTTCCTACCACAGTTTTCGCATTTATGCCTAAGCATTTCTACTAGTCTACCCACAACATCAACCCTTGAACAACAGGTGCCAGTCAGCGCTGTCGTAGACAAACCTCGCATATTGGCCGTTGGTTATATCAACAACGGCTGCTGATGCGTTGTTAGTTTTAGCAGTGAACTTAGTATTGAAAGAACCAGAAGTAGATATGTTCCTGACTTCGATAATGTGCCCAGTTGGGAAATCGCCGCTAGGAGTAAGTGTGGCGTGTGCGCTACCGCCGTTTGGGTTGACTAAGAATATATTCTCTTGGTCAAAAGTAAATGATGCATTAGCCGTCAGAATAGATATCCTGTTTGGTCCTAGCACTACGGTCTCTGTAGAGGGAGTTGCGTGCAGATTCTTGGGTATACCTGCATAAATAACTCCATGCTTACCACTCGACCTGTCCTCTCGATGGCTTTGCCAGATGGCGCCAAATGTGCTACCTCCAAAGTCTCCGTTTTCAGGAGAGGCAAAGAAAGCGTCTAAATCAGCAGGCGAATTGATAGCGTTTGCTGTAGTTACATCTCCTATAGAACCGCCAGTCATGGGCGTTAGATAGAGCGGGCTTTTCCTTAGAAATGTCCTTCTATCAAATATGGTAGGTGAAGCGCCTAAAGACGCATTGATATTACCAGCACCACTAGAGCAAGTGTATCTAAGAACTGCTAGAACTGTTGAGTTATGATTCAAATCTGTGTTGGCAGTTATACTTGGGTCCGATAAGAATCTGTTAGGTATCAAAGGTGTCCCAGCGGCAGCAGCAACTGGGGTGCCTATTTCATACATCAAATGAGCGGTGGGTGAACTTCTACCTACCAAATATACTACAACAAAAACTTCACCACTCGAACTCGGAACACTAGGTAAGTCTCCAGAAAAATTACCAGTTGTGCCTACCGTAAATGCTTGTGTGTTAGTAGGACCGCCTGCAAATTTATACATGATACCATCTAATACACAGTAACCACCGTTAACCGTAACTACCCCACCACTTGACGCAGTAATAAAACCGGGCGTTCCGGTGACTATGCTGTTTCTCAAAGAGTCCCCTGCGGCACCGTCTCCTAAACGCACTATACCGTTTCCATGTAGGCCCTCATACATGTTAGTTAGACTAGGACTAGTGAGACCATCACCATCTCTCAGACCCTGTGAATTGGCGCCATAGCCAGTTGCACTAGTATGGCCTGCTTTTGGATTGGTCATTGTGCCACCTCTATTACTGCTGCAAACCTTATCTCATTGTTGTTAGTCTTTTCTATAGAATTGTATGTATATCTACAAAAGTCAGTAGTATCTGTGGCATCCGTAGGATTTTTGTATCGTATAACCACTTCTCTCAAAGGTAAGGAGAAACTTACATCCAATGACAATTTTGCTTCTACAGATATAGTGTTGTCATCAATCACCTTAACATCAGGTGTAACCACTACTGCTGGCCTACCTATGCCTCCGTCGTCTTGCGTAGCAACGGTTCCGTCGAAACCAAACACTACTTCGTTTATTCTTGCTCTTAGCGTATCTATCAAAAATCTTGTTCCTTCGTTTAATACAGGCACTATCATCCTCTCCTTGTCTTAGAATATTTAGTTTGAACGACACCTATCTTGAGGTAATCGTTTCTGGACTCTGGCAAAGTATCAGGAAGTAAATACAGTTCTTGGTCATTATCGATTGAATGAACTATTCTTGAATTTAGCGCTACTGTAGTAGCCCCCATACCAGATGATGCTCTATGACCTATCTTATTACCAGATTTGTCATAAATTGCTTGATTAGTAGTTCCAAATGCACTCGTAGCACTTGTGCCGCTTACTGTAAGAGAAGTAATAGAACCAGTAGCAGGGTTATAACCAAGTTCTTCAATTATCACTTTACCCCCACTACCGCCACCACCAGTTATTGTAAGTTCTTCTCCTACAACATAACCAGCACCAGCAGTATGTATTTTTGCATAGATAATGTTACCAGAAGAATTTACTGTAATGTTAACTCTTGCACTACTCCCAGAACCTCCAGAAGTTGTTGCGTTTACGGTGTTAGAATAACCTGAGCCAGCAGCAGATATTTTGAGTTTAGATACACCTGTGAAATCAATCAAAACACCTGTGCTTTGTAATGTTCGGCCCCCATGTATGGTATCTCTGTTGGGCTGACCAAGATTGAATCCTACTCCCCGATTAGAATCGACCCGCTCTGCTATTTCCCAACTAATCTTTATTTTAAAACCAAAAGATGTGCTGAACTCTTCAACACTGAACTGTCTGTTTCTATCAAAGTTATCATCTAAGGTATTACTGATATCTACTTCTTGGAATTTTTGTAAAACATCTTCCAATGTGCCATCAACTGAGTTGACATTTAGTTCTGTCTTACGATTTACTAAATCATAAGTGCCACCAAGCACTATTTTCCTTTCGCTATCAAATCTTGATTGATAATTTACCAAATCACCGGGTTGAACAGCAGTTCCTGCTAGAACTTCGGTATATTTCTTAGAGCCAATGGCCTTTTTAGCCATCCTCAACATATTTTTACCTACTTTTCTAGCACTAGCCTTAGTCATCGCTGTTGGAGCGTATATTCCACCCGGAACTTCGTTGACAGTGTCGACTTGAGTGCCAAAATCATCTACCTGAACTACATTTTTGTCATTATTAGCCCTAGATTTGCCTCTAACCACCACTCTGTTGGGCACAGCATCGTCATTAATTTCAGTTGTGCCACCAGATACTCTGTTTTCGTTAAAGTAATGCTCTCTTTCTACTCTAGTCTGTGGCACATAGAGCAAATTCCCAAACCTATCACTTCTAGGAGAGTAATAATCATGTTTAGACAGGTATCTGAGTGCAGTGATAGAATCTATGCCATAGAAATCCATCGCTAAAAATGTCCCACTAGGTGTGGTGGCTTTTATTCCGTTTATCGAACTGTTAGATGTGTTACCCACCTTTATTGCTAAGTCAGAAGTTCGTAGCCCTACTCCTATTTTCTGAGCAAAACGGATAGTTTTGTCAGTGAAGCCGATATCATGTAACTTTCTACCCTTTAAGTTCTCTAATCCATACCTATTACCCTTGTTTGACGATTTGATTTCGGACAACACTAGTGCTTGGTCATGGTTTTCGCTACCAACAGCCAGTGCGGGCAGAGTGCTAGTTGTAGTGACTTTATCACCATCAAAGAATAGCGAGCCTTCGTAAGTCATACTGTCTGTCGGATTGTGAAGCAAACGGATAGTATCTTCTTCTTCGATGAGTTTGTATCTGCGCTCAGGTGTAGGTATGAAGTCCGTCTTGGTAGGTTTGTTAGCCGCAAAGCCAGCCTTGACTTTGGTGTATTGAGCATGACGGACAGCGTTGTCGACAAAGCGTGGCTTACGAATCTTCTTCATCACAGTGTCCTGAGCAGCATCTGCTCGACCTGTTGCGAGATTCTTACCTAGTGCCATGTTCACTCCCCACTATGGTCTCCGGTATTATAAGATGCATCCCCTTTGCTACCCTTTGGATGTAGCGTCTGACTGTGCCTTGGTTGAACACTGTAATCACCCTCATCATCATCTATAGAACGACGGCTTGCGTCGGCTCGGAAGTGTTCAAGAGTATTTTCTGACATAACCATTCTGGCGACTGGGCTGGTAATATCTGACTTGTCGTAACCTGTGACATCAACACCTTGAATCTTCGGTCCTTGACTGTCTGGAACAGTGATACTACTGGTTGGGTCTACAGTGTATACAGGTGCGTAAGGTGGACT